AATAAGAAAAGGGAAAAAAGGTAAGAAACCCAAATGACCAAAAAGTGGTCAAAGAATGTAACCAGTTCGGTTAGATGAAAAAATATGAACCAAAAAAGAAAATTAGAACTTGTAAGAGAATTTATAGACAGAGGGTTCGGAAGGAGGAGAATAGCAAAAGCACTAGAGACAACTGAGTGGGAAGCTCGTTCCCTTGTAAAAAAGGTTCTTGGAACTAAGAGGCCAAGGCCTAAGACTTCAGTAAAAACACGTAAAAAAGTTAGAAGAGGTGTACTTGAGTTTCCTAGTTCTTCTAAGGGAAGCAGCGAAACTGTCATAAAAATGATATCTAGTTCTGAAGAAGATTTAGAACCAAGAGAAGCTAGCTCCCATGTTACAGGTTTAAAAGTTGCAGTAATAAGTGATATACATTATCCTTATCATGATGAAAAATCAGAAACGCTTGTTAAGATGTTTTTATCAGACTATAAGCCTGATCTAATTGTTCTTAATGGTGATATAATAGATTGTTATTCTGTTTCTTCGTTTCAGAAAGATATCAAAAAGAAAATGGATATCCAAGAAGAGATAGACTATACTAGAGAAAAGCTAATGCAGTGGGTAGATAATTTTTCTGAAGCTAAGTTTACCTATCTAGAAGGTAACCATGAGAATAGGTTCGCAAGGATTATCAAAAATAATGCCCCTGCATTAGCTGCATTAAGAACTCTTAATATTGCTGACAATCTTGGCTTAGATGAGTTAGGAATAGAATGGGTACCAGAGTGGCAAGATATGCAGATTGGCAGTATGTTGTTTACACACGGTCACTTAGTAAGAAAGCATGGGTCTGCTAGTGTAAGAGCTCACTTTGAAAAGTATGGCTGTAGCATACTAATAGGCCACTGTCATAGGCTGTCAGTTTCTTATAAGCGAACAAAGTTTGGAACACATGCTCTTGTTGAAAATGGTACTCTATGTGATTTTGATGTAGAATATACAAAGTTTCCTGATTGGCAACAAGGATTTACAATATTAGAATTCGATGGAAATGAGTTTGCTGTTACTCAACATCCGATAATTGACCATAAGCTAATTGCTAATGGCAAAGTCTATACAGTATGACTGAACGAGAACACATAGAAGGCCTTAGTCTCCCTACAGAGTACACTTCTTATGTAGGAGAGAGAAACTATAAAGGAGCTGATTACGTACCTGTAAAGAAAGGTTTTAGCGATCTATGTAAGTCCTGTAAGCATTACTACAAAAATCTAAAAGAGAGAGGAGTAGCATCAAAAGACTTTTCTCCAAAGTGTACAGGTCATGTTTTTGAATTATTAGATGGCGTAACTGAGAAAGATTTTGAAACAACAGAAGAATATGCACAAACTTTAATGACTGCAGATCCTGTTTCCTGGGCTGCTAGATATTTTGGATGGGAAGCTAGATGGTATCAGGAAGAGATGATGTCATGCAGTGCACAAAAAAAGATTGTACGTGCAGGTCGAAGAGTTGGTAAAACTACATGTATTGTAGTTTTGATAGGGTGGCTTCTTTATACACATGAAGATTTTACAATTCTTGTTATAGCTCCATATCAAGCACAAGTTACTAAGATCTTTGATGAACTTACTAAGCTTATTAGTGGTAGTGAAGAACTATCTGCTTCTATAAAAAGAAATACTAAAAACCCTCATAGGTTGGAACTGAATAATGGATCTAAAGCACTCGGCTTCTCATCTGGAGCACAAAGCTCCGCAAAGTCTGATAAAATTAGGGGTCAAGATGCTAATTATATCGTTCTCGATGAAGCTGATTATCTTGCTGACGATGATCTGGATGCTATCTTGGCTATTCTGGCCTCTCATCCTGATTGTGGTTTGTGGGCTTCTTCTACGCCTACTGGCAAGCATCAGAAATATTATCAATGGACGGTACAAAAAGATTTAGGATTTAAAGAGTTTCATTATATATCTTCAGAGTCCCCATCATGGACAGATGAAGTAGACGATTTTTACAAAAAAACTTATAATAGAGCTACGTATGAGCATGAATTTTTAGCTGAATTTGGTATTCAAGAAAAGGGAGTATTTAGAAACGATCTTCTGGATGCTGCACTTAGACAGTACGATATGCCAAGGGATAGCAGGGTAGGGACTCGTGTTGTTATTGGAGTAGACTGGAATGGCTCTGATGTTGGAACTCATATCATTGTTACAGAATTTGATGGTAATCAATATGTCGTGTTAACTAAAGAGGTTATTAAAGCAGGCGATTTTACCCAACACCAGTCTATTGAAAGAATCATGGAGCTCGATAAGTTATATGATGCAGATTATATATATGTTGATGCTGGATATGGCCAAGTTCAGGTAGAGATGATGCACAAGATTGGGATAGCTAATCCTGATACTAGATGGCGTTCAAAGGTAAAGGCTTATAATTTTGCATCGAAGATAGATATACGCGATCCTAGAACAGGAGCTCTACTTAAAAAAGCTGCAAAGCCATTTATGGTGAATGTTACTTGTTTACAACTTGAACAAAATAGATTGCTTTTGCCAGTTAGTGAAGATACTCAAATTATTGTAGATGATCTTCAAGAAGGTGGTATTCAGCAAGGATTAGTACAGCAGATGAGAAACTTTGAGATACTAAGGTATTCAAGTACTGGCCTTCCTACCTATAGTCAGGGAGAGGAGCATACTCTTATAGCATATATGCTAAGCATTGTAGGATTTCTTTTAGAATTCTCGGATATGGCTCAGATTAAAAATGTTATTGGCATGGCTATAACTGGTCCAGTTACAAATATTAAATCACCAGCTACGGAAGATCCTGAGAAAAGAGGCGCAGAGATAGCTAGACAGCTTGACTTTGCAGAGAATGCCAGCCCTAGTAGAGATGTTTCTAGTATAATGGCTATAGCGGCAAATAAGGATAGACGTAGAAAGATGATGGAAGATGGTCGAGGAGGATCTCTACAAGAAATGAGAAACGCTAGAAGGCATGTTGACAGGACATCAGGCTTAAGTCGGCGTAGGAGAAATATTTAATGGGCCTCGACTATTCAGGAAAGCCTAATTTTAAGAAAGATAGAGATCTATTAGCAGCAAGAAAGTCTTTCTATGCTAAAGATAGTATACCTCTTAAGACTGCACCTGATGCTGTTCCTGAAGCAGATCAGCTATTTGATGGCCTAACTAAGGTATATCTAAAAGGCGAAGCATTGCGAAAAGGTTTATCGGAGATGGCTCCAGCTGCCTATATACCAGTTGATGCCGAGTCTGCTGTCATAGCAGCAATACAAAGAGTGGCTCCTGATCAGGGAAACTTTAAGATAATTACTTATGGTTTATTTGCAGAAGCTTGCGATGGAATTGCAAAACGTGCTGGGGCTATTAATGAGGAGTTTATGTCAACTAATGCTAAGATTGTAGATGAGTCACAGTTAGCAAGAGTATTAACAAGGACAGTTAGAGGACAGTCAGATACAGAAAACGACCAGCTTTCAGCATTTCTAGATTCTTTAATTCCTCTCGCTGGTGTAATCTTAGCAGGTTATATGAATGACGCTGCTACTACGGCAGGTGGAAAAGTAGGCACAGACTCTATGGGAGGAGCTGGTGAAGTTCCTTCTGCAGCCGCACCAGGATCAATGTTAGGCCTTTCTTATTTAATAGAACTAGGAATGACATTAGCAATGTTCTTGTATATCTATAATGATATGGGAATAGACCCAAAGGTAAAGGATGACTTCGAACGGTTAGAAAGAGATCCAGAAGAACGAAAGAAGATATTTGCTGATGCTGGTGTAGACTATGATAAGGTAAGAAAGAATCAAAGATGGAATGACTATAAAGCAATAAAAGAGTATTCAATTAAATATGTCCATAGAAATTCTGATACTGGTCAATACGATCATTGGATTGCGTATACAGCTACTGTAGACCAGCAAAGTGCCATACGTAGTTCCTTAGCTATGGCTCCAAAATTCTCTGAGAAATGGCAAAGCTTTTACGAGAGAGGTGGGTCTTTTTCTACAGCTCCTATAGATGTAGAACATAATGCTGAAGATATATTCGAAACTGCAGCTCATATGGCTGATGTTGAAGCTGCAGCAGGTAGCGCACAGTTTATGGGATCTAGTGGTATAGCTGGCCAGTTAATATCAGAACTGTCTGTAGGTTTAAAAGGTTATTTGAGTGGACTAATTACTGGGTCTAGCGACACATACGATAAAACTGCTCAAGCATTTTACTTTCAACTTGATGAGAGAATTGTTTGTTGTCTAGTTTATTTTGTTGGTCCGATCAATACTGATATATTAAAGACAATATCCGCTGTACTCCAGCTCATGCTAATGAAAGCATCCTTTAGCATATCTGACTTTATAGAGAACTTAATAAACTCTATATTTAATACAATTATCCAAATGCTAAATACATATTTGCATCAACTCGTAAGTCAAATCATTGACAAGATATATAAACTACTTGCTAAGATACCTGTTACAGATCTAGAAGCAGCACTAGTATACTGCCTAGGGTTAGAGATTATTCTAAAGATTCTTGATGAGGTTACAGCGATAATACTAGAATTTGTTGCAGAGATCATTAAGGTTCTTGAAGATTTAGTTATGAGACATATTGGTGCGTCGAAAAAGTTTATGGAAGTTTCAATAGAAAAAAGAGCTATGTTGACATTAGCTGCTATGTTAGACGCCTTAGCAAGTAAGATTGAAGATGTGCAAGACCTGTGTGCAAAAGATCCAGACTCTAGTGAGCCTGGTCTTGATTACGAGTTCCAGACAACTGGAAGTATCGATGAGATAGCAGCTATGAAAGCAATCAATTTTGTTCAAGAAGAGCTGCCAAATATGTTCCCAATCCTTAATCTTTCGGAAGATGTTAGGAGGAAACATTTTAGTGATGTAGCTCAATTCAACACAGAAAAGCTAGGCGTTCCTGTTGCTGGATTTGATGGTACTGGTGGAGTGGACTATGAAGACTTAGTACAGGGCTGTGCAGATAACTCTCCTGCTACGAAAATAACTGAACTTGCTAATAAAATTGCAACTGCTATTAATGAAACAGAATAATTATGGGTATATTTGATATCTTTAAAGGGCCGATTAATGATGTAGAAGTCGATGGCCTTAAAAAAGAGCTAGAAGATCTTAGATTGAAAGTTGGAGAGATGACTAAATCATCTGCTTCTATTCAGGCGTCTATTAAAGAAAGACGAAAAACTCTTAGCAAGCCTCTTATGTATAGAACTAGAGGTGACAATGGGAGTATTTTTGGACGGGTTACAAATCAAGATTATATTGGTCCTGCTTACGATCTAGCTGAGATAGCTAGAGCTATAGATGTCGAGCCATATATAAACCAATCTGTTAGAAAACATAGAGAGCAGATCCTTAAGGAAGGATTTCACTTTACTGGCCCTGAAGATGAGATGGTTTCTTATTTAAGAAAACGAATCTTTGAGATGGAACTAGTTTCAGGTGTTTCTTTTGAACAGGTCATACGAGAGTTTACTACAAATCTAGTTGCCTATGGTACAGGGTTCATTGTTATTAAAAGAGATGAAGACAGAAGTAGCGGCTCTCCAATAAGAATGTATGGAAAAACTTTGAAGCCATCAGCTGCTTTGTATCCTATGGATCCTACTTCAGTTAGTGTCAAGCTTAATAAGCATGGTCATCCAGTGAGATGGCGACAGACTATTGAGAATAGTACGAATCCAGAAAAGGATACAATTGAATTTGATGCTGCTGATATAATCATTGCTACTATGGATAAAAAGGCAGGCTTTGTGTTTGGCACACCATATATACTTCCTGTACTAGACGATGTCAGAAGCCTACGTAGACTAGAAGAAGTATCCGAAGTAATTGCACAGAAGTACGCATATCCTATTTACCACTTTAAAGTTGGTGAAAAAGATAATCCTGCTATGATTTTAGATGATGGCACAAGTGAGATAGATTTGGTTAGAGGCGAAGTTACGAATCTTCCGACTGAAGGAGGCATTGTCACTTCTCATAGAGTAGAGTCAGATACCTTGGGTGACAAAGCTGCGCTGTTAAATGTTGAGCCTTATATGAAGTACTTCGAATCTAGAGTAATGGGTGGATTAAGGCTTAGCGATGTAGATCTTGGAAGAGTCTCTGCATCTAAAGCTAGCGCTACTACTGTAAGTCAAGGGCTCCAAGATTCTGCAAGAGACTTTCAGGCAGTACTTTCTGATGTTTTAA